ATGTCAGTATTTTGAGCAATAGTAATGTAATCACCTTTGATGTCAGATACTTGTGATGGATTAACGAAAGCTACATAGCGACCGTCTTCAAACTTAGCGATACCAGCGTTAGCTAGAGCAGTATATGCTTCACGTAAGTCTAAGTTATCCAAAGTACCAGATGCATCAGCAGCGATAGTATTAGTACCAGCTTCTAGAACACCAAGACCCAATTGGTCAGTTGTTTCACCTAAGTTAACACCAACTAATTCAGCAGATGCTAAGTCAGCTTTACCAGCAGTAGCAATGTTAGCTAATGAAGTTGAAGTGATAACAGCACCGTATTCAGCCATAGTCAAAGATACTTTAGTATCAGTCATAGTAGTTGAACCAGCTTCTGTACCGTCAGTCAAAGGCGTAGTAGCCGCAGACATTCTTGAAAATACAGTAAATGAGATTGAGTTAGCCATATCGTCTTGACGGATAGTAGCGTAAGCATCAACCTTGTTATAAGAGTTACCAGAAACGATAACTGCTTGATTCATTAAATCTACTACTGAATCAGATAGAACTGCTTTTGTATTTGTAGCCATTTTATTCTCCTAAAGAATATTATTTATAATTCATTCTGGAGTGCGTATAGTTCAGCCATAGTTCTAGCAGCTTTGACTCTTTCACCTACATCTAATGATGCTCGGTTAGAAGTCGCATCTACTTTCTTTGGTTGAACCTCACCTCCAGAAAACAAGTAAGGTTTATCACCTTTTAATTGGTTAATAAATGCGTCTTGCTCAAAGTCTTCATTACCACTAACTTGTGATAACAAATGCTTGAAGTAATCAGCATCATTAATACCGTTTTCAGCAACAACCTTTTGAACAGCCATATCAGCCTGTATCGCTTTGTTGTTACTTTCCAAGCCCTCAATCGTACTATTAAGCGTATTAATCAGTTCAGCTGCCTTGTCCATATCGGACTTGTTGGCATCATCAGCATCTCTTTTAGCGTTAATCAACTCTCTCGCTTGTTCAATTGAATCTACACCTAACTGTTCAGCTAACTCATTCTTTGCTCGGTTTGCACCTTTGCTAAAGCCTTTGTCAATCAAACTGTCAAGTTTAGACTGTGATATAACCACCTCATTTTCTGTCTTAGGAGTTTCGACTACTTCCGTAATATGCTCGTCAGCCATAACATTTACCTCTTTATATTATAATTTGTTAAACAATAATACCACTATTTCTTTGTTTTGACAATAAATTTTCCAAGTTTCCTTTTTATTAATTCTTTTTGTTTTTCATCTAAGCCAAAGAACTTTCGTTTATAAGTTACTTGGTTACCGTATGCTTTTCTCGCTTCGTTTGAATTTGGGAAGTATAACTTAACACCGTCCTTTATTTTCTTGCGGTCAATAGCGTGTAGCATTGTTCCAGTATCAGTTAGATTAACAGTTCCAGACTTATCGTAGTTCTTTGAATATCCTTTAAAGCCTTTCTTGTTTTTATCTTTACCAGATTGAGTGCGTTTAATAATACCAACAATAACACTCTCGGCAACCGAATACAATGTGCTATCAATCTTTTTAAGACTGCGTTTGTATTTGCCCCAATTAGGGAGTTTAGTTACCTTTATACCCATTCGCTTCAGCTTCTTGTTTATCCATCTTATAGAACCTATGACGGCAGTTATACGCCCTATCTTGGTCGTTTTCTATACGGTTCTTATCACCATCATCATAAAACTTATTACGCTTTAAAACATTGCGACAATAATCTCTAGTTCTACCATCACTAACACCAACATAGACCCAAACACCATCATCAATATCAGCAGCACGTAAGTCAATCACTTCTTGTTGAAACTCTTGTACTGCTGTTCTAGCATAAGTCTTTGAATACTTAGCAAGGTTTGAACCCTCTAATGTTTGAGCAATACCAGTAGTCATTGTATCAATAGAAGCATCTGATATAGCGTACTTGTATAACTCACGCTTAACGCTTAATCCAACATCATCACCAAGACGAATAAAGAAATCACGTTTCATTTGTTTCAATATCTGTATCTTTTGAGCATCTTGTGCTGTAAACGCTGTCTTTAATCCACCAGCATCAAACGCTTTGATAGTTCCAGAGTAAACGGAATCAAACTGCTTATCAATTAAATCATTAACTAATTCATAATATCCAGCTTCTTGTAAAGACTCACGCCAGATAAATTCATACTTTAGAACATCGTCTTGGCTTAGTCCAGCAAGTTTAGATTGTGAGATTCGTTTAACACGTTCAAATACTTTTTCCACCTCGCCCTCAAACTGAAGAATAAAGGCATCAACCTCTTTTTGAGATTGGTTATAAATTGCATCAAGCGTTGGCATCTAATCCAAGTGCTGCCATCGTATCGTTTAATGAACCACCAGTTTTAACCTTGTTAAGCATATCGTTACGAGCATTAATATTATCATCTACATCAATACGAGCATCTTCTTCTGTTAAGTCTGGGTTATTACGCATCAATACTTTGTGCGATGAAGTTAGACCTAAGTCAATAGCTTTAACATCAATATCTAATTGTTCAGATTGTGAAGCTGGGTAGTTAGGTTCTACAAAGTCAATAGTCATATCACCATCGCCCATAGGCTTTCCGTAATATTCAGATACTGTCTTCAATAAACCGAATAACTCTTTCTCATACATCTTGAAGTCTGATTGTTGCTCAACAGTAAACCTGTCCATCTTTAGGTTTTCCATCTGTAAAGCGAAACCAGAAGATGCTTGACCAGTCATTCTGAATTGATTAGGTGATACACCATAAGCAACAGCAATGTCATTAGCCAAGTCTTTAGCAACCTTGTTTAATTGTTCATAGTTAGACTGTAAGTCTAGAACGTCAATCTCTGTGTTCTGTCCAGTCAATGTAAGGATTGATAGTGGGTCTAATACTTGTCCAAGTAACTCACCAACATTATCACCTTTACCAACTAACTGTTTAAATGATTGCGTCTTAATGATGTGGTTCAAGAATGTTAAATGAACAGCCATATCAATAGTACCGCCAGTTAAGTCATCACCAGTATAAGCGTCCCAGAATGATTCATCTCTCCAACCATTATGTAAGAACACAAATGGCAATACACCAAATGGGTTAATCATTTCTTCATTGTCTTCAACAGCTACAATCTTTTCTTTGCCGCTTTCTTTATCAATGTAGTAATGCTCTTCATCAGTCCAGTAAGCCCATCGTTCAGTCTTACCCTCTTTACCAGTCATCTCTACAAAGTAAGCAACTGAATAAACATCACCTTGACTATATTCAACTTCTGTTAAGTGTGGAAGTCGTAACATAATCTTTGGTTGTTCTTTGTTACTATCCCAGCTAACTTGAACTAATACATCATTGAAAGCATTTACATAACGATTGGCTTGTGCCATAGTCTTATCAATTCTAAGTGCTTCATACATCTGTTGGTTATCTTCATTGTCAAACTTACGCTCAACACCGAATGAATAAACATTAGAGATAGCATTAACCACTTGCTTGTAGATGTTGTTGTTATCGTTAATCTGAACGTCCAGCTTCAATTGAGAGAAAGCACGATAGATTTGACCAAGCTTATTAACTACTTGACCACGATAGTTATCGTTATACATCTCATAACGTAAACTGAACTTCTTTAGTCTGTTTGTGTCGCTGTTAATCTTTTGTGAACGTATATCATTCGCTGGGTGTTTATTAATAATCATATTTAGCCTACTCTCATTCTAATGTTTTTAACCTCAGTCTTATGCAGACTGTGTTCATATTCAATATAGTAACCAACAGAATCAACTGCGTGGCTCAAGTCTTGGTTTGACTTATCTACTTCACCCTTATCATTATAAGACATCTGCTCTAAATCAACGATTAATTCTTGATTCCTTTCACATATCGCTATATTAACATCTCCGTTACCATTCCGCAACATAGAATTCAAAGCATTTATTCTATCAGCAACTCTAGGGTTAGCTGTCTTAATCTTCATCTTATGGAATCCAGCGTTCTTTATTAAGTCATAG